CGGCTGCACGCCCGCTTTCCTCGAGACATTCACAAGCCCAGTCGACTGGGAAGGCGGCTTTCTCGCGAGATTCTTTTCAATCCTCGCCTCGAGCGAGCGCGAGCAGAACGCGCCCCCCGCGCCAATGCCTGAGGTCGAGCGAAGCCTCGTCGCGCGGCTTAACGGCTATCTATCGGGTGGCCTCGAGCGGCCCCCCGGGCCATGCCTGGGCCTCTCGCAGGGAGCAGTGCAGGCCTGGCGCGCCTGGCTCGTCGAGATCCGCGCCCGCGCCCACGAGGCTCGCCCAGCGCTCGCAGCGGCCCTGGGCCGCTCGCGCACCTTCGCAGCCAAGATCGCGCTGCTCCTCGCCTGGGACCTCGGGGAGGCGCGGAGCGGCCGGCCGTGGGAGATCGGTGAATACGAGATGCGCGCGGCGATCCGGATCACCGAGCTCGCCAATTCCTCGATGGGCGAGATCCTCGAGTCGCTCGTCACGACCCGCGACATGCAGGACCGGCGGAGCGTGCTCCGGACCATCCGCGCCGCGCCGACGCCCTTAGGGCGCATCGTGCGCGAGGCACAGCTCGTGAAGGCGCGCGTGCTCGTGATGCTCGACACGCTCACCGCCGAGGGAACGATCGCGGCCGTCGTGCTCGAGAGCGGCGAAGTTTGCTACACCTCGGTGGAGTCGCAGAACGTGCTCCCCTTCCCGCACGGCCGGCCGGGAAGCGAGGTCGGCCGGCGGCCAGACGACGAGCAGAAACGCTGGCTCGCAGCCCAGGCTGGGGCCGACCTCACCGGCCCGCGGCCCGCTCGGGATACCTAGCCCACCAACTTGCGGAGGCGATACGCGCTCATCGGGGTCGTTGCACCCGGTGCGCTCGGCACGAGCGGCCGCGAGCGTGGGCTGCCAGTGAACCCTGGCGGCAGGCCCCAGCGATAGAGCGCCTGAATGACGCCCGTCGGAACTTCGTAGGTGCGCCCGCGAAAGCCTGGATCGGTCACGATGCCGTGCTCGCCGGCCATCCCGCTGTAAACCTCCCCCCAGGTGAGGCGCGGGACGCGCGCGGCGGGGATGCACTCGAGGAGCTCCCGGATCGAGCCGATGACCGGGTCGATGGCGGCTTGTCGCCCCAACCCTGGCTCGAAGCGGGCGCCTCGGCTCCTCGCATACCTCCCGAAGGCGCGGAGCGCTGCTCGCAGGGGCCCTCGAGTCGTCCCGGCGAGGGCAGACTCGTAGCGTCGAAGACTCTCGGTGAGACCTTTCGGGTCGTCAATGACGGCGCGGACCTCGGGGCGGCGGAAGGCGGCTGCTAGATAGCCAGCATAGACGCCGGCCGTCAGAGGTGACTTATGCTCGGCTGCGATTAGCCAGGAAACGAAGTGATCGAGCCATTTCGAGTTTTTATTACTCATTAATTGTGGCCTTCTCGGAATTCACGGTCTGTATTTCAATAATACTTGTACTAATACATTATACATACAACACACAACACACATACACACAACACACATAGGTACAACATGTAGAACGCGTATGCGCGCACGCGTGCGCATGATCTCCCGTGCATAATCCACAAGCGCGTATATTACTCGCGTGGATCGCGCCTCGCACACGATGCACGCAAAAAAACTCTGCGCGAATGTGCACATTCGCGGGCGGGCGATCGCGCGCGGTGTATCTACCGCGGCAGCGACTTGCCAACCCCCACCGGCCAGCCCTTTTGGATGCCTACCCTTCCGCGCGCCGCGCGATTAGGTCACCGCCGAGCCTGCCGTGGGCAATAGGGGCAATCGGCCGTGCAAGGGTGACGCGATGAAGCGATTCGAGGCGGGTGAGCGAAAAATGGCCAAGGACGTACAGCCTGGGGAGGTGCTCGGCATGCGCGCGGCTCCGTTCCGCGTGGATCTCGTACGAGAAACGCACGGGGGCTTCGAGTTCCGGAGCGTCACGGCCCGTTACCGGGTGCTGTGGTTCTGGCCAGGTTGTTCGGTTCAGGTCTTGAGGCGTGAAGCGGCAAGGGCCCCGCGACCGTTTTCCAAGACGTGGGGGTCCCCTCAAATTCGCGCGACTGGGGTCGGGTCGGTACCAGACGGCGGGTCGGAGCCGATCGTGCGAATTTGAGAGGGACCGCACCACATGCCGTCGCCCCTCGAGCGCGAGAACCGAACGCGGCTTCGCTGGCTCGACCTCGAGCGGGATACCCTTCGCCTGTCTGTCGAGCTGCGAGGGGAACGGGCTGCGCTCGTCTGGGCGCTTCGCCAGCTCGCCGCCGACCTCGAGCTCCGCCGCATCCCCTCTCGCAGTCAAGCGAGCAGGCAATGACCTGGCCGCCCAATTACGTCGCCTCCCCGCTCGAGGTGCGGAGCCCCGACGAGTCGTTCCCGTGCTTGACCCTCCGCTGCCGTTTGCCGGCCGGTGATTGCGTCGCGCGCCAGGTCGAGAGCGAGGTCCGCACACAGCAGGCCCGCCGTGGACAGGCTCCCCCCTACCCCATGTGCACCGTCGCCTGCGCCGATGGACGGGGGATACGCGCGCGCCTCTTGCCCTTCGTGAGCTCGCGGCGCGAGGGTGGGATCTGGCATGGCCACAGACTGCGATACGGGGAGGAATCGGCGCGTCGCCGGCTCGAGCTGCGCGGCCTCCTCGCGCCCGTGCCGAGCCTCGACGAGCCCCCCCGGTGACCCGCCATGACGCCCGCCCTGGTGCTCGAGTGGGACAGCCGCGATCTGGAGGCCTGGCGCGGGCCGCACGTCGCGCGGGCGCTCGCCTCGGCCCTCTCGAAGGCCGGGAGCGACGCGGCCCGCACGATGAAAGTCGATGCTTCACGCGCAGTGAGGCAGCGAAAGCGCTTCAAAGTGAACTACACCAACCGTTCATTGCCTCTCGATTTCCCTCGCCCAGGCACGAAGGATATCAGTGCGCTCGTCTGGCGCATGGACGTCTCGGGCGCGCTCGTTCCAGTGAGCCAGCTCCCGCACCGCCCGACCAAGAAAGGCGTCGTCGTTCAGATCAACGTGGGCGCCTCGAAGCTCCTCAAGTCAGCATTCGTGATTGACCTCAAGAGCGGGCACCGTGGCGTATTCGTGCGCATCGGCAAAGGACGGTCGGCAATCAAGCAAGCATTGACGACACGGGTGGTGGACGTATTCCACGATACTGGGTTCATCCCCGCTGTTCACTCTCGGGCGCAAGCGAAGTTCGCTTCGGCGTTCGCTCGTCTCCTTCCCCTCGAGTTACAGAAGGTGAACACACGCGGGGCGAGGCCATGATCCGCATGCTCACTGCGAGCGAACTGCACTGGCGCCTAAGCAAGACGCATGCCACCATCCATAGTGAAGGGTCCTTCGCGGGGGGTGCGGGGCGAGGGTGCGCAGAGGCCCCTTTTTGAGTCAGATGATGAAAAAGCACAGTGTTTTCGCTGTAGTTGTCAGGTTGTCTGGCCAGGGTGTCAAGGGTGTCGGGGGGCCGCATGGCGCTTGAAGTCTGGCCCCTCTCGAGGCTCATCCCCGATGCGCGCAACCCGCGCACGCACTCGCCCGAGCAGGTGGCGCAGATCGCGGCCTCGATCCAGGAGTTCGGGTGGACGAATCCGATCCTCGTCGACAAGTCGGGCGTGATCATCGCCGGCCACGGCCGCTACTTGGCCGCCCCTCGCGCTGGGTTAAGCGAGGCGCCGGTGATTGTCCTCGGCCATCTCACCGAGTCGCAGCGGCGCGCGCTCCTCATTGCCGACAATAAGCTCGCGCTCAATGCGGGGTGGGATGACAATCTGCTCGCCGAGGAGCTCGCCGCGCTCGAGGCCGACGGCTTCGACATGAGCGTCGTCGGGTTCTCCGACGAGGAGCTCGCGGCGCTGCTCGAGGAGGACGCCGGGTCGAGCCTTCTCACCGATCCGGACGACATCCCCGAGGCACCGGCCGAGGCGCGAACGCGGCGCGGGGATCTCTACCTGCTCGGGCGCCATCGCCTCCTGTGCGGAGACGCGACGAGCGAGGGCGACGTGGCGCGGCTCATGGACGGGGCCCGCTTCGATCTCGCTTTCACCTCGCCCCCGTACAACGCCGGCGTGAGCTCGCTCCAGCCGCCCTATCAAAAGCCTGTGATCAAGGAAGGTGGTGCAACCGGAAGTTTCTATCTCAACCCGGCCACCGACGCGATGGACGACGATGTCTATCGGCAGCTCCATGCTGCGGTGTTCGTGATGCTGGCGGCCCACGGCGCGGACGACGCGGTCGTCTGCTACAACCTCGGGTATAACAACCGGTCGCCGGCCACCTACGTCGGCGTCGTTCACGCCGCCAACACGGTGATTCCGCTCCGTGAAACCGTCATCTGGGATAAGAACGGGTGCATTCCCCTCCACGGCAATCACCTGACGCGAACCTGGGAGTTCATTTTCATCTTCGCCAAGGGTGAACTCAAGATGAACAAGGAGCTATTCGACACCGAACGCAACATGTGGAAGATCACGAACGCGGGCGCGAACCACGAGCAGCATGCGGCGTGCTTCCCGGTCGAGCTCCCCGCGCACGGGATTCGCCTCTTCGCGCCCGAACACGGGATCGTGTGTGATCCGTTCGCGGGCACCGGCACGACGATCATCGCCGCCGAGGGCCTGGGCCGGGCCTGCTACGCCCTCGAGATCGAGCCCCGCTATTGCGACGTTATCGTGAAGCGCTGGGAGGCTGCGACCGGCAGGACCGCCGAGTGCAATTCCGGTGAGGGCCTCTCGCTGGTGACCTGATGGCATTGCTCTCGATCCGAGGCTATGCGCGCCACCGCGCCGAGCGCGGGCTGCCCGGCCAGAGTCAAACGGCCGTGCAGAAGGCCCTCGCCAGCGGGCGCATTCAGATCGCGGGCGGCCTCATCGACAGCGAGGCCGCCGACCAGCAATGGGAGGCGCGCTCGAGCGCGGGCCACCGCCGCTACTCGCCGACCGCGGCCCTCCCCGGGGAGGCGCCTCTCAGGGAGGCCCAGGCGCCCGCTCCCGAGCCGCGCCGAGTGGCCGAGGCGCCGCTGCCGGGAGGCATCTCGCTCGCGCAAGCCTACGCCATCGAGAAGGCCTATAAGGCCAGACTCGCGCGCATCGAGTACGAGGAGCGGAGCGGGAAACTCGTCCCGGCCGCCGATGTCCGGCTCGCCTGGGCAAGGCTCATCGGGGAGGCGCGGAACAAGATCCTGGGCCTCCCCGTCGCCATCAAGGCGCGCGTCCCCTCGCTCACCCTCGCCGAGGTGGCGGTGATCGACGAGCTCGTGCGCGAGACGCTCGAGGGCCTCGCCGAGGGTGAAGGAGCCCACGAGTCGGCGGCCTGATGGACCCGCGGGTCGAGACGCTGTTCAGCGAGGGCCAGCGCGGCTGGCGCCCTCCGCCGCGCCTACGACTCTCGGAGTGGGCCGATCGCCATTTCTACCTGTCCCCCGAGAGCTCGGCCGAGCCGGGCCGCTGGACGTGCCTCCCCTACCAGCGCGAGATCTTGGACGCCATCACCGATCCCGCGATCGAGCGGGTGACAGTGCTGAAGTCGGCGCGGGTCGGAGCCACCAAGATGCTTTGCGCGGCCGTGGCCTTTCACATGGCACACGACCCGTGCCCGATGATGTTCGTTCAACCCACAGTAGAAGACGCGCAAGGGTTCTCAAAAGAGGAGATCGCACCCATGCTGCGCGATGTCCCCGCGCTTCAAGGGCTCGTCCGCGACGCGGGACCGCGCAGCGGCGAGGACACCATCCTTCACAAGCTGTTCCCGGGCGGGTCGCTCACGATGGTGGGCGCGAACTCGGGGCGAGGGTTCCGGCGCGTCTCGCGGCGGATCGTGTTCTTCGACGAGGTCGACGCCTATCCCGCCTCGGCCGGGAGTGAAGGCGACCAGATCGACCTCGGCGTGCGGCGCACCGAGACCTTCTGGAATCGCAAGATCGTCGCGGCCTCGACCCCGCTCGTAGCCGGGCGCTCGCGCATCTCGACCATGTTCGAGGAGGGCGACCAGCGGCGCTACCACGTTCCGTGTCCTCACTGCGGACACATGGCGGTGCTCGTGTTCAGGGAGGACCAGGATGGGCACTGGATGTCGTGGCCGCGGGGGAAGCCCGAAGCGGCGCACTTCATGTGCAAGGCCTGCGGCTGCGAGATCGCGCACGGCTGCAAGCGGGAGATGATCGCGGCCGGACGCTGGGTACCTGGGGCCGAGACGCGCGGGCATGCCTCCTTTCACATTTGGGCTGCCTACAGCTACTCGGCGAATGCGACCTGGGGCCAGATCGCGACCGAGTTTGTGCGCGCCAGCAAGGCAGGCCCGGAGAAGCTCCGAACGTGCGTGAACACGGTGCTGGGCGAGACCTGGCACGAACGCGGGGAAGCGCCCGAGTGGCGCCGCTTGTACGACCGCAGAGAGGACTATCCGGCCGCGACCGTACCGCCGGGGGTCGCGGTCGTGACCGCGGGGGTCGATGTCCAGCGCGATCGGCTGGTCTGGGAGGTGGTCGGCTGGGGCGGTGACCGCCAGTCCTGGGGCATCGAAGCGGGGATCTTCCCCGGCGACCCGGCCAAGGGCGAGGTGTGGAGCCGGCTCGACGAGCTCCTCGCGCACGCCTGGCCGGCCGCGGGCGGCGATACCGCCATGATCCGCCTGCTCGCCGTGGACGCGGGCGACCAGACCCAGATCGTCTACTCGTGGGCCCGGCGCTACCCGATGAGCCGAGTCATCGCCGTGAAAGGCCTGGGGGCGACCGCCAAGACCATCATCGGAGCGCCCACCGCGGTCGACGTCACGATCCAGGGCCGGCGCCTTGCGCGCGGCTACAAGGTGTGGCCGCTCGGGGTCAGCATCGCGAAGGGTGAACTTTACGGCTGGCTCCGGCTCGAGGGGCCCACCCTCGAGAGCGGGGAGCCCTATCCACCCGGGTACTGCCACTATCACCAGGGGTACGGCGAAGAGTATTTCCGCCAGCTCACCGCCGAACAGCTCGTCACCGTCACCAAGAAGAACGGCTTTCAGGTGACCGAGTGGCAGATCATCCCCGGGCGCGAAAATCACTGGCTCGACGCTCGGGTCTATGCGCGCGCGGCCGCGGCCCTTTGCGGCCTCGACCGGGCCGCCGCGGCACACCCGAGCGGCGCCGTCCCGAGGAGCCCTGCACCTGCACGCGAGGAGGCGCGGCGCGAGGAGGCACCGCGCGGGGAGCCGCTGGTGCGTCGGGGTTGGCTTACCGGGATGGCGGGTGCGAGAAGAGGGATGGACCGCGGATTCTGGCGAAAGTGAGCGCCTCATGTGGACGCAAGCGGATGTAGACGCACTGAAAGCGGCGGTGGGCTCGGGGGTGCTTACCGTGACCTACGACGGCCCGCCGCGCCGCTCGGTGACCTATCAATCGCTCGAGTCGATGCGCGCACTCCTCGCCTCCATGGCCGGCGACCTGGCCCAGCAAGCGGGCAAGACGAGCTATACCCTCGCGGCGACGCGCAAGGGTTTTGGCTCTTGGCCCGGTCGGGAGGACTAGCCGATGGCCGCGACCGCCAACGCACTCGACCGCGCCATCCTCGCCGTGGCCCCTCGCTGGGGCCTCTCGCGCATCCGGGCGCGCTCCGCCGCGGGGGCGCTCGCTCGCCACTTCGAGGCGGCGCAGGGCGGCCGGCGCACCGACGCCTGGACTCGCAGCTATGCCGACGCGAACGTGGCCGCGCACCCCGCGCTGGCGCTCCTTCGCAGCCATGCCCGCGACCTGGTGAGAAACAACGCCTGGGCCCGCCGGGCGCTCCGAGTCATCACCAACAACACTGTGGGTTGGGGCATTCACGCGAAGCCTGTCGGGCAGGGATTCGAGAAGGCGCGCGCGGCGTGGAACGCCTGGGCGAACTCCACCCAGTGCGACGCGGCCGGGCGCCTCCCCTTCTCGGGCCTGCAAGCACTCGTGATGCGTTGCGTGGCCGAGTCGGGGGAGGCCCTGGTGCGTCGTCGGCGCCGCTTCGTCGCCGATGGCCTGCCGCTTCCGCTTCAACTCCAAGTGCTCGAGCCCGACTTCCTCGACATCACCCGGGACAACATCGTCGGCCAGGCCGGCGGCCCGATCATCCAAGGCGTCGAGTTCGACCTCATCGGGCGCCGCGCCGCTTACTACCTCTTCGACCGCCACCCGGGGTCGAACCTCCTCGGGAACATCGTCTCGCGGCGCATCCCGGCCGAGGAGGTGAT